GCTACAATTCACACGTGTAAATAACACAATCCATGTCTCGTTAGAGCACAATGTGTACTGACAATTGCTAACCAAATGGTTAGGATACGTGGAGCATAACAGTCTAGGATAAGGCTACGCACCATGAGTTAGGATAGCGTACGCTGCTACGTCATACGCTAGCCTACCCTGTAGCCTCATTGTAGACTGATAGCGAGGGTGTGACGTATATACGCTAGACTGCGATCACATGCATGAATTGTATATGCATATTGTAGATACATTGATTGACGATATGATAGTAATACTTTGGCGATGCGATGGCACACACAACGGCACGCATCGGCACGCATCTGTGGACTGGTCTGTGCACGAATTCAGCCGCACACCTCTACACCTGTGTGTATGGTCACTTGCATCTACACATGTGTATACGTCAGTCAGTAGCCACGGATGTATGTGTGTATGTGTATACGTGTGTCGCGTGGTGTATGCATGTGCACACGATACTAGCCCCCCGGTATCCCCCTACGCAATCCCAAAACAGGTAGATCAACAGAGGCCGGCCGCCCCATGCGGGTGGAGCACTACACCGGATCACCAACCAACAAAATGCGTGTGTATGTATATGTAGGGGGTGAATTGGTATCTAGTACAAGATGTTGATTTAGCTGTTGCGTAGATGTGGCGATCGTGTGATGGTGCGATGACCCTTATCAGGTGGAGAGTGAGATGGCGACGTATGGATACGCCCCAGCAGGTGCAATCAACTTCACTGGTTACACGAACACACTCGGTGTGGGTGTTGCGAACCAGAGTGCACAGAGTGGACAGGTATACTACAATGGTATCACGCAAGGTGACGACCGTCTTGCGAAGATGCTGCGTAATGGTGGTCAGACACTTACGCTCCGTGCACTGCTCGCTGCTTTGACTGGTGCTGCAACTGGTGGGACTGTCACTGTTACTAGGAAGCAGGTGCAAGGTCAACAGGGTGCTCCGGGTGGGCCGCAGATCATTGAGACTGTGACTGCGATGAACCGTGCAACAACTGCTGCTGACGTGACGATGCTCAATGCACTGTTCATTCGCAACGTGTTCCCTGCTTCGTATATCGCTGATCTGAGTGGTAACGGTGGTGGTGGCAAAGCATCGATCGCTGGTGGAGGTGCATACTAATGGCACGTGGCGATTACACACCAGAGATCAAGCAGTCGTTGGGTCAAAGTCCGAAAGGTAGACTGAACAAATCACCACCGAAGGAGTCACCTGCTGATCTAGCACGCGATACGAAAGCTGGCATCAAGCAGAACAGTCCACAAGACCAGAAGCTCGACGCGATGCCACAGAACCAGATGCCACAGCGGCCGCAAATGCCGATGCAGGCTCAAGGCGGTATGCCACCTGATGCACACCACGTAGCTGCTGCTGCTGGTATTGCACATGCTATACTCGGTGGTAGAGGAATGGTGTGATGTCAGGCACAGCAACGATGCCTACAGTCACCAACAGCACTGAGGTGAAGTCACCAACACAACTCGTGTGGGATTATCTGAGTGCGAACGGCAAGTTGCGCGGTAGTGGACCAACGAGTGCTGATGTGCGCGCTGCACTGGAAGCGAATGCACAGAACCCTGGACTGATTAAGGGCCTCGATAACCAAGCTCCACCCGGTCCTGATCCTGCTGCAAGTGCAACGAGCGCGAGTTCAGGAAATCGTAATTCATCGAATGGTCCTATATCGGACCAATCCAACACCTCCTCGGCCCCAGGTGAGACTGCACGAGGGAGTGGTGAACCGACAACGAGTGCAGCACCGAGTAGTGATGGTGACAACAGTCTTGCTATTACTCTACCTGCTATTGCTGCGGCAGTGTTGGGTGGCGGTAGTCTAGGTGCAATGGCGCGTAACCGAATGGGTGCTGGTGCTACACCGACACCGGGCGGTGATGTTCCTCTACCTGTTGATCCTGGCGCTGGTGTTCCTAGTCCTGCTACACCTGATGTGCGTATGCTACCTGCACCTGAAGCTGCATCACCGATGGAAGCCGCAATGCAGAAAGCACTTACAGGACCAGGACAGCAGTTGGCACTTCCGCCTCCGCAGTTGCAGATCGGACAGTCACCTACTGCTGGTGTTGAACCTGTTGGTCCTCCTGGCGGTATGGATACGATGCCTCCTCGTGGTCCTGTTGAACCTGTTGCACCGCGTGTGCCTTTCAATAGTGCATCACCACGCATTCCACCAACTGCTGCTGAGAAGGCAGCAATGGCAGCGAGGGCTGCATCTAGATTAGTGAGACGCTAATGCCACTGCCAGGACACAATGAACCTCTTCGCTTGGCTGACGGTCGCATGGTGTATCCCGACGGTCGCGTTGGCATGGTTGGAGAGCCACAACTGGTGGAAGTCCCGACACATGCAGAAGCACAGAGGATCGTAACCGCAGCACGACGCAAGCTGAGTGACCTGCCTGAAGTGCCACGCACGATGAATGCAGTGAGTGTGGTGTTGAGCTACACGCTGTTCGGGTTGGATGACGAAGAGATCGCTATCGCTACAGGAATGACGGTTGACCAGATCGGTAGGATCAAGGTCAGTGATCCGTATACGCAGATGCATGAAGCGATTGTGCGGACGGTGTTGGATAGTGAAACTAATGTGGTTCGCGAGCTATTCACCAAGAATGCAAGGAGTGCTGCTCAGGTTGTGGTTCGAGCGATGGAGGAGGGCACTCGTGCAGATCGCATGGCCGCTGCTAAAGACATACTGGATAGAAGTGGTCATCGTCCTAGTGACGTTGTGGAGCATCGCCATCGTATGGATGGTGGCCTTGTCATCGAGATAGTGAAGCGTGATGGTGCACAGTTGCCGCTCATCGACATGGAGGTTGAGAAGTGACGATCAAGGTTGATCAACAAGGTCTGACTGTTCAGGCATCGAGGCCAGCACTGTCGCAGACGGTGGCGATCGGTGCAGGTAGCATACAGAGTGCTGCGTTCTCAACTGGTCCGATGAACACGTATAGTCAGGCACTGAACACACCGATCACGTCACCGAACAACACGACACACATTCGATTGGTTGGCACGGCTGACTGCTGGGTATCATTCGGTGCAAATCCCACCGCTGCGATTGCGGGTATCTCATCGATCTTGTTGCCTGCTGGTATACCTGAATACTTCTGGGTCTATCCAGGTGAGAAAGTTGCAGTGATCCAGAACGTTGGTGCTGGTTCTCTGAACATCGCAGAGATGGTAGCATAGATGTTTGATCTGGGTCATGTTGGGAGATCAGCGCCTGGGAAGGGACACGCAGTAACTGATCCAGGCGTATACACAGGACCAACACTCGACCTCGACTTCACGATTGGTGTGCTCGATCCACGCATCACGTTCACACGTGCTGCTACTGGACCTGCGACTTATTTCGATGTGAATGGAGTATTGCAGAACGCTGGTGGCGTCGCTAACACACCACGCTTCGACTACGATCCGGTCACACATGCATCTCGTGGTCTGCTGATTGAGGAGACGCGGACCAACATCGTCATCAACTCGCAGGCAATCAATTCGTGGCCCATCAAGACGGACTGTACAATCACAGACAACAGTGTGGTATCTCCGGATGGGTTGACTGACGCATCGCTCATTGTCGAGGGTTCAGCGGGGACTGCACTATTCCAAAGCACACCAGCATCTGGTCTTGTGGCTGGTTCAGCAATTACCTATTCAGCGTTTGTCAAGAAAGGTAGTGCCAACGATTGGTTGACAATACTCTTTACTGACACTGGTGCAACCAATGGCATCACAGTCGGATTTAACCTAACCACGGGAGCGCTCGGGACAGTTGCTGCACGTGGCACTTCAACGGGTGTCAGTAGTTCGGTTCAGAGTATAGGCAATGGTTGGTATCGCATCAGCGCGTCATGCACCATGCCAGGAACGAGCACGACCTGTTTGGTGCGAATGCAGTCTGCGACGACTGACAGCGGCGCGGTTCGCGTCAATGGTGCGACCTATTACGTTTGGGGCGTTGATGCACAAGTTGGTTCATTCCTCACATCTTACATCCCGACGACTGCGGTGGCGGCGACACGACCTACTGAGAGCGCAAACATCACACCGCTTGGTTCGTGGTATAATGCGAACGCGGGCACGCTCAAGATTGAGTGGGATACATTTAAGCCGTCAACAGCAACAGGTGTGTCTGGTGGTTTCTCGGCTGGTGCGTTTGCCAACACAGCATATTTATCCAATGCTACTTGGAATTTCATAATCGCGACTGTGGCTGGTAATGCGATCGGCTCAGGACTCAATCAGAACAACACAACAAATAAACAAGTCGCAAGTTATGGCGCAGTAGCTGGAGTTCAAGTAACGAACAACGGTGGTGCTGTAGCTACGAATGCAACTTATACGAATGCCAACGCACCGTATCCGTGGACCAATCTTACATTTGGTTCGTCTCCGTGGAGTCCTGTCTCTAATCAAATAAACGGACACATTCGACGCGGCACGTATTGGAATAGTGCACTTCCTGCTCTGCAAATGCAACAGCAGTCTACCCTATGACCAAACGCTACAAGATCATTGAAGGTGGAATGCATGATCGGTTTCATCGATCGAAGAAGAAGGTGCAGTTCATCGGTGGTGGGTTCGGTAATGGCAAGACGGCTGCTGCGTGCATAAAGGCATTGAAGCTATGCAAGGACTATCCAGGATGCAATGGACTTATCGCAAGGAGCACATACCCGAAGCTGAACGACACAATCCGTCGAGAATTCTTGCAGTGGTGTCCTACGCATTGGATCAAGCGTATGCCGAGCCGGGACGAGAATACACTGCTGTTGAAGAATGGCTCGACTGTGAACTTCAGATACGTTGCACAGCAAGGGAAACAGACAGAGGACTCGAAGTCAAACTTGCTGTCAGCAACCTACGACTGGATAGTCGTTGATCAGTTGGAAGACCCAGAGTTCTCACACAAAGACTTCATGGACCTGATGGGCCGGTTGCGCGGGAATACCGAATACGTTGGTGATGAAGTAGACATGCCTCGTGTCGGACCGAGATGGTTCATGGCAACGCTCAACCCCACGCGCAACTGGTGCTACCGTGAAATTGTCAAGCCGCTGCACGACTTCAACGAGAGGGGTGTAATCAGCGAGAAGCTGTTATGCGAGGTGGATGACGATGGGAAACCGATCATGGTCGAGGACAAGCCAGTCCCACTCATCGAGTTATTCGAGGGTAGCACCTACGAGAACGTCGAGAACGTTGGACAGGACTACATCAGAGGAATGCTCGCCACATACACTGGAAGTATGCGTGAGCGGTTCGTCTACGGACGATGGGGTGCACTCTCAGGACTTATCTACCCGCAGTTCGATGAAACACAGCACGTCCTGGCGCATGACGATCTCAGAGCATATCTGCGGCAACTGCGGATGTCCGGTTTTCAGCCTTCGTTTATCGAAGGTTATGACCACGGACTATCGCGCCATAGCTGCTACGGACTGTTCTTTGTTGACGACGATGCAAATGTGTTTCTGCTCGATGGGTTCCGTATTGCAGAACTTACCGTCGCAAGTGCGGCAAAGTATATATCGACACTACGCGCTGAATATCGCATCGATGACGATGAACTGAGCCCAATCTTCGCTGATCCAGACGTGTTCAGGCGGAAGGCTGGAAATGCACGAACCGTTGGTGAGACGGTGGCGCAGATGTTCAGCGATGAAGGGATCAGGATGCAACGAGGCAACAATGACATCAATGCGGGGATCAGCAAAAACTGGCAATACCTCACACCCCTACCGTTGCACGAGAACCCCATCACAGGCAGTAGATACGCACCACACTTCTACGTCTCAGCAAGATGCGAATGGTTCATCGATGAAGTCAACGAGTATTACTTCCAACGTGACGGTAGCGACGACACCACTGATAAGCCTGTGGACCGAAATGACCACGCGATGGACATGTGGAAGTATGCCATGAGCAGTCGTCCTCGATTGGCTCGATACACTGGTAAGCCTGACGCTCCTCCTGCGTGGTTAGCATGGCACGAGATTGAAAAGCAACAACGTCATGGTCCGAAAGCGAGACATAAATGAACCTGATCGTTCTCATACTCATCATCCTGTTGCTGTTCGGTGGACTCGGTGGTGGATACTACGGGTATCGCGGTGGTCACTTCGGATACGGTGGCTTCGGTGGCATTGGTGTGGTCGTGTTGATCATCATATTGGTGCTGCTGTTTGGTGGAGGTAGGTTCTGGTGAGCGGCACATTCGAGCAGGACGATCCGCAACTCAACCTGGATACGAACGGTGATCCTCTTGAGGCAGCACTTACACAAGCAGATGCTGGACTGCCAGCCGCACCTGAACCCCCAGCAGTTTACAAGGCTATGGCCGATAGTCGTGTGCCTGTGTCTAGTAAGCGTGGTGGCGTATGGCGTAGTCGGCGTGATACTTCTCAGAAAGCTATGAAGGATTTAGTCGATGCATGGGATGAGGCAATTCGATACTACAACCATGACCAATCCGATCATCGAGATGGCACAGACACAACTGTTGCTGGCAACCGCAACGTCGCTCGTCGGCTTAACGAGTTATTTAGCAGCACTGAGAACATTGTGTTCGCTAATGTCAATGCACAGCTTCCTGAACTCTACGCCAAGAACCCAATCGTGTCTGTCACTAGTCAGCCACAACAAGATGCAACGCTTGACGAAGCCGGAGACGCTTTCGCCCGCGCCATTGAGAAATTGGTCAGTGCGCTCTTTCGAATGAAGTATACGCCCGGTGTGAATATCAAACCGAAGGCGAAGCGCAACGTCATCATCGCACTGCTGACGAATAGAGCATGGTTCGAAGTTGGATACACACAACGTGACAAAAGCAGTGAACAGGCAATCACTGATCTACAGACGCTATCCGACCAGTTGGCGAAGGCTGAGGATGACGAGGAGATTAGGGAGATCGAGGGTAAGCTCACTGCGTTGGAGGAGAAGATCGAATTCCTTCAACCGAGTGGTCCGTATGTTCGTATTCGTCTACCGCACCAAGTATTGATTGATCCGAACAGCAGTGATCCGAGTGGCAATGATGCCAACTGGATGATGGTCGAGGACATGCTACCCACTGCGTATATCAATGCGATCTATGGTGAGGAGAACGAGGAGACCGAGGAGATCACATCGATCTTTGAGCCTACGCACGTGCTGACTGGCGGTGGCAGTGACGATGACGACAAAGAATTCTCGCTGTTCAGTAAGAAGGACAATGCGTATTCAGCGTATGGGTTCGATACTGCTGATCAGTTTGACAAAGCGTGCATGACCAAGGTCTGGTATGTGTGGGACAAGGTGACACGCCGCTTGGAGATGTATGCTGACAACGACTGGAAGTGGCCGATCTGGGTGTGGGATGATCCGTATGGATTGCAGGGCTTCTTCCCACTGACACCGATGTGGTTCCACGAGAACCCTGTCGCAATGTATGCGAAGGGTGAAGTGAGCTACTACTTGGATCAGCAGGACCAGATCAACGAGATCAACGATGAGAAGCGACGTGCGATATTGTGGGCACGACGCAACATCTTCTACAACCCCGAAACGGGGATCACTCAGGAAATTGCTGACAAGATACTCAAGGGTCCAGATGCGACTGCGACCCCGATCAAGTTGCCGGAGGGGATGAAAGGAACGGATGCAATATTCTCCATTCCACCACCGAGCACTGCCTTCGCCAATCTGTTCGATAAGAAAGACCTCTACCAGAGCGTCGATCGCATCGCATCCACGAATGAAGTTGAACGCGGTGGTGAATTCAAGACGAACACAACCAACCGCGCCATCGACTACTACAGCACGATGGGCAACATGCGAATGGACATGCGTCTCGATGCAATCGAGGACGCTCTTGGAGATGTGGGTTGGAAACTGGCACAGCTTTGCCTCAAGTTCATGGACGCTCAGACTGTCACACAGATAATCGGTATCGACGTGTCACAGTTCTGGCGTCCACTCGATAACTTGCGTGACTACAGCGCATTCAGCGTGCAGGTGGTTGGAGGTAGCACACAGAAGCTGACTACACAGCAGAAGAAGCAGGAGGCTGTGCAGGTTGGTCAAGTGATGGCGCAGTATGTGAGGGCTGCACCTGCATCCGCGTTGAAGGTTTCACTGAAGATGCTGAGTGAAGCCTTCGATGACTTCATCATCAGTAAGGAGGATTGGGACAGCATAGCAGGTGAAGTGCAGATGATGGCACAGTCCCAACAAGGTGGTGCACCTGGACAGACATCAGGTGGTGGACCTGTTCCAGCGGGGCCGACACAACCTGGACCGCAACCGGGTGCACCGCAGGCAGGTGGTGGTATGCAAGTTGCGGCCGCAGTTGTTCAGGCATTGCAGCAACTGCCACCACCTGTTCTGCAAGCGATCGGTAATGCTCTGTCACAGGGTGTTCCACCAGCACAGATATTCCAACAGATGTTGCAGTCACAAGGTAGCAATGGACCCGGTGGTGTGCAGCAGCAGCCAGGACAAGCAGCATGAGCGGCACAACTGAAGACAGCATACTCGGTAGCATTCCCGACTTCCAAGACGACAGCACAGGAGGTGATAGTGGAGCTAGTGATAGCAGCCCAGCGCAGACGAGCGCGCAGCCGTCGCAAGGTGGTGACGAAGGCGCCACCACAAGTGCACAGCCTACTCAAAGCGGTAGCGAAAGCGGCGGAACTCAACAACCTCAGACAGTCCGCCGTAGACACGATGGACTCATCGAACAGCCAAACCCGGACAATCCTAATACCCGTGATCTAGTTGATCCGATCACTGGTAGGACTGTCGCGAAGGGTGGCATCGAGCGTCGTGTGTACGAGGAAGGACAACGACAGTCACGCGAGAACAACTCACTCAAGCAGCAATTGAGTAATGCGACGCGACAGCTTGCTAGCATCAATGAAGTGACGCAGGAAGCTGTTCGACTGAACGTAGCACCACAAGATCAAGTCATTGCCATCAGGGTGATGGCTGACTTCATGCGTGATCCAGTGAAGACGTTGCAGGCACTGGTCGAAGAGGTCAAGTCGAAAGGATACCCGATACCATTCCTTGAGCAAGGTGTGTCTCAAGGTATGGACCTGAATGCCATCCAGCGAATGATCGACAACAAGATGGCACCGCTGACACAGCAACGTCAGCAAGAGCAGCAAAATGTGCAGATGCGTCAACAGGCTGAGCGTGACCTGAATACCTTCCTCGAAGATAACCAGGAAGCCAACTCGAACCTTGACGTGCTTGGAGAAATGCTTCAAGCTCAACCTGGTCTAAGCCTCCATTCCGCCTACACCAAGATGATCCGGTGGTCGCACGAGAATGGATTGGATTGGACGCAGCCGTTGAAGCAGCAGATTGCTCAACGCCAGCAGCCTACTCCTCAGCAGCCTACACAGCAACAGCCTACGCAGCAGCGTCCACTACCAGGACGACGCAGTGCAGGCAACAACGGTGCAACCCCTGTGGGTAACGGACAAGTTGCACAATACAATGAGAATGCATCGTGGGCTGACATCATTCGTCAGTCGATGCAAGAGCATGGTGTTCAATTCTAATGAGAGGGTAGGCTATGCCTGTTGGAACAATCATACCTGCTGTTGCAGATGTCCTGCACAGCACGCTCACCAAGTCCAGGCGGAAGCTGGTCATGGCGAGCATCAAGTCAAACGCGCTGATGGCGTGGGTGTTCTCGAATGATCGTGTCGAGTATGAAGATGGCGGATACAATATTACTAATCCGCTTACGGTCGGACGCAACCCCAATATCACCAGCTACAGCTACTACTCCCCACTGCCAGTCAACCAGACCGATGAATTCGATACTATTGAGTATGGATATAGCCGCGTGGCTGGCACGGTTATCATCTCCGACCAAGAGCAAGACGAGAACAACGGTGCCGCAGCCATCTTCAAACTGATGAAGGAGAAGATGAATGTCCTTGAGGAGTCCATCAAGGATAAGTTCTCACAGTATCTATACGCAGTCGGTGGCGGAACAGACCCGCTTGGTCTTGGCAGCGTCATTCCTACTAATCCGCTTACTGGCACTCTTGGTGGTATTAACCGTGCTACTCAGCCTCAGTGGCGCACGTCAGCTTACATCTTCGCTGGTGGCATGGACAGCACGAACGTCGAGGAAGTCTTTGACGACATCCTCATGGACCTCACTCTGAAGGGTGACAAACCGAGTGTGATCTTGGCTGGTCGTAACATCTATCGCATCTACCGTCAGGCAGTGCGTGACAAGATGACGATACCGCTGTCAGAGGGTAAAGCTGGCAAGCGCATGTTCGACCTTGGCTTTGAAGGTGTGATGCACAATGGCATCCCCATCCTCTACGATGAGGACTGCCCTGTCACGTTCGCCTACTTCATCAATGACACGTATCTACGTCTGCACATGCTACGCGGTGTCAACATGAAGGTGAAGGAGTTGGTCGCTCCGTGGAACGTGGATGCAGTCGGCAGCCGCGTTGTGTGGGAAGGCCAGTGGTGTCTGTGGCGGGCATTCCGCACGCACGCCGTGCTGACAAACTAGGAGAGTGACATGAGTGGTCGCAAACAAGAAGACCTCGACGCACAGCGTGAAGCAGACGTAGCTGCGCATCAAGAAGCTGCTGATGCAGTCAAAGCACAGCAGGAGGATGCACCTGCACCTACGGATGCTGGCTACGATGAGACGCAGCCGCACCAGACTGAGATCATAGCTGGCACACCTGAGCACCAGCAGGAGTTGAATAAGTATCCGAACGCGAGTTCGTATGCACCTGATGTCAATGTCGTTGCACCTCCTCCACCTCCGACTGATGAAGAAGTCGAAGCACAGGCTGAAGAAGAGAGACAACGCATTGCTGATGCAGAAGAAGCAGAGCGTGTGCGTCAGCAAGAAGAAGGTCCAGGTGCTCGCGGTGCTGAGGAGGATCGCTGATGCCATCGACTGATCTCAAACCTGCATTCCAGGCTGAGAAGTTGACTGGTAGCTTCTTCCGCATGGTGATGCACATCGAAGAAGACGTGCGCAAGGTTGGTCCGCTTGGTAACAAGGAGATCATCACACGCAGGTTGGTGCCTAGACGTGAGGAGTTCAGAGAAGGCTACATGATCTACTTCCCACAGGGTCACAGCATGTTTGTGGCTGCTGATGATGAAGATCAGTTGCGTCGCATCGGTGTGCTCGAACAGCCTCGGCTGATCGACATGAACTCAGGTGAAGAAGTGCCAGACGATCTCAATCTCACTCCCAAAGAGATTGTGGAGCGTAAGCAGAACAACAGGCCACGTGCTCGTGCTACCGGAGGGTTGGCTACGATCACTGACGGAGAAATCGAATGACCAACATCATGCCGAACCCGTCGAACTTTCCTCGACGGATCAACATGTATGTCCCTGCAATGGCATACAGTGCTGACGTGAACTTCAACGGTGAGACTCGCGTCAACTTCGGTGCACCTGCTGCTGCGAACGCCACCTACATCGTCAGTGGTCAGAGCATTGCAGCGAACAACACGAACTTCGATGTGAGTTCGGTTGTGGCTGTGCCTGACACGTATGGCCGCAACGTGCAGGTTGTGGCGTCTGGCGCAGCGACCTCGACCGTGACCATCAATGGTTGGGACTATCTCGGTCAGCCGATCAGTGAGACACTCACACTGAACGGTGCTACGCCTGTACTCGGCAACAAAGCGTTCAAATACTTCAACTTCCTTGCGTGGACGCTGACTGCTGGCACGACGATCAACGTCGGTCTCGGTGCAAAGCTTGGACTGCCTTACAAAGCAATCCGTGCCATCTACGAGATCGGTAACGGTGCACTCGCTGCGGCTGGCACGTTGCAGGCACCGAGTGTGACTGATCCGCAGACCGCTACGACGACCGATCCACGTGGTATGTATACGACCACCACCACGATGAACGGCACCAACATCATCAGTGGTGTGTTCAACATGCTGAATGATGTGAATACGGCCAACAATGGTGGACTGCACGGTCTGCGTGCAGCCTAACCAATGCTAGGAGCCTGTGATGCCTGCTGTTGTCGGCGACATCGTCAATGCTGTCATCAATGAGCTGTCACAGGTTCCTGGCGTAGCTACACAGATATATGCGAGTGGACGCATCTTGCAGCACGTGCAGGATGCGTTGCTGCTTGAGTTGGAAGAGATGTGGTGGCCCGACTACATGACGTGGATTGGGCCGATCGCACTCGATGGCACGACTGGTAGCTTGACAGCAGACTTGATTGGTCCGCTCGCTACCATCACCGAATACAAAGACATCGCTGCTGTGCATCCGAGTGACAGCAATAGGAAGCTGCGTGAGTTGCCTCAGTCGATCAACCCATTCGTGCTGAACAGCGGGTATGGTCCGTGGTATATCGCACCCGACTACACAACACCTGCGCGTCCGTTCAAGGTGTATCCACCGAGTAGCACGATCAGTGTAGTGGTGTGGGCACGTCAACGACCTACACTGCCGATCGATACGACGACCCGAGTATACATCGATCAACTGCTGCTTCAGTATGATGCATGTTGGATGTATGCAGTGGATGACGGCACGATACCTGCGCAGGTGAATAAGTTCCAAGTTCTGGCCCAGAACCGTAGACGCATGATCAAGGCAGCATTCTCGGTGCATCCGTTGCAGCTTGATCCGCGATACGGGGTTGATGACATGTTGCACGGCACTGACAATACCTCGTTTGTGTTGGATACGGACCCATTGGCATGAGCAACTTCACACGAGGTGAGACGCTAAGAGCAGATGACCTGAATTATGAGTTTGGACTTCTTGACCAAGATATAGCTGAACTCACGAGTCAAATCTCATTTCAAGTATCTGCTTACCCAATAGGTCGCAACGTCAAAGAGTTTGGTGTTGTCGGCGACACAGTTGGTCGAAGCGATGGAGCTATAACTGCTGGC